ACTTGGACTTTCGCTTAAAGTTTCTAGATCTTTGTTTAGTTTTTCAGTAATTTCCAACAATGTTTCATTTTCTTCGTTGGCTTGAATTGAAAGTTCGCCAATTTTAATAATTTTTGTCTTTCGTTCTTCAATCTGTGTTTTTCCCTCTTTCTCAATTTCTTCAATAAAATTAGATTGCATTTTAACTTTATCAAAGATAGAATCCTTCTTAATCTCTAAAAGTTTGATATCATCTTTAATAGACTTAATCTTGTCCTTTACAACTACATTCATCGAAGAAAAAATCTTGATATCGAGTAAGTCTTCAATAACTTCCCTTCTACTTGCGAGAGTTAGTTGCATAAAAGGAATAAAGTTACTATTACCAAGAATCACCACCTGAGTAAAAGACTTATAATTCATCTTCAATACATTTTGCTCGAACCAACGCTGTTGATCAATCACAGATGAACTCTGATCTAATAGTTCATCATTTTTATAAATCTCGAATATTGCTGGTTTCTGTCCTCTTCTTACTTTCCACTCTGTGGTTCCAATTGTAAATTCAATTTCAACTAGACACTCTTTCTCGTTGACAGAATTAATTAGTTGTGGTTTATTTACTGGTCTGTATGCTTTATTGAAGAGTGAGTATGTAATCGCATCCATGAAAGAACTTTTTCCACTACCATTAATCCCAACAATGCAAGTATTATGATGTGTATTTAAGTCAATTTCAGTAAATGTATTCCCAAAAGAAAGAAAATTTTTGAATCTTACTTTTTTAAATATTATCATGAATTTTAGGTGGAACTACAATATCATTTGGTGTTACAATCGTATAAAGATTTCCGGTCAGTTCACATGTTTTAATCAACATATCATCATCGTACTCTATAATATGAGTCTCTGGCATTCCATCTTCTTCTAGCATTATAGCATAACGAATTGCATCATCTTCTTCCTGAAAGAAAAAAATTACTTTTTTGCCCTCTGAATTCAGTACGGCATATGCTCCTTCATCTTCTTTTCCATCAAGAGTAATTAAAAACATCAGACTAACTCACATGCTTCCATATAAGTTTCTTTCAAAATATTCTTTAACTGATTTTTATTTAATGTCAAATCACTTTCATCAATAAATCTCTGTAATAAAGAAAATGTATCCTCGTTTTCAATTGATGTGTCAAATTCAATTTCGTCAACCAAAGAATAATTTTCAATTATCTTCAATTCTGCTAAATTAGCTTTGTGCAATTTATCAACAAAATGCTCAAACTCTTTTACATTTGATTTTTTCCTTACCACCAATTTTACGATTTTATTTTCCAACTCGGAAGTATTCAATAGTTGATTTGGTGTATCATCATAATAAAGATTATAATGCATCTTATATGGGTTATCAATATAAGTATGTTCCAGAGTTTCAGTATCAAAGATCATGAATCCCCTGGTATCATTAACATCATTAAAATAAATCTCATACGGATTTCCGATGTAATAAATTTTTCCATTATCGGATCTTGTATGAAAGTGACCAGAAAAAACTTTTGTGAACTTATTGAATGGATTTGTATCTATCCCATCTTCCATTACATGTCCTTTATATGCCTCAAACCCATTAAACTCCAAGTGCCCCATCACCACTTTAGAATTTGTTTTTCTGAGTAAATTATAAGTCTCATGTTCATTCTCTTGATTGATCCAAGGAATAAACAATAAGTTCAATCCTCCAATATTAACTTCGGTTGGTTCAGAATATGTCTTAATATTTGAATATTCTTTTAATAATAAATCTGGAGAATTGATTCGATTGGAAGATTTGAAGTACACATCGTGATTGCCATTAATCAAATGTACCTTATATTTTGATAATGGGTCTAATACGACTCTTTTTGTCCATTCTAATCCATAAAAATCAATTGACTTTCGATTGTCAAATGCATCTCCCATATGAATCACAGTATCAATCTGAAGTTCCTCAAGCTTCGGAAAGAATATGTTTTTATAGAAGAGTTCGAAGTAATCTTGAAATAATTTTGATGACTTCCGACAAGACCAATGAGTGTCAGTGAGAACGGCAACAAGCATACTTCAGTTTCTCATCTTACTGTAAATGGAATCCTTGATACTATTATAATCGGAATAATTCCCGTTGTCAAGTGTGTTATCGTCTACAAATACTTCATCAAAACCAGATCTTTCCAAAATTTTCCCTTTGATTTCTAATTGCCTTTTTTCTTTTTGGATTCTCCTCAAAAATGCATAGTGAATAACCTGAGTAAAATACGCAAAAGGATTAGAGGATTTCTCCGGATCAAAGTTTAAAATATATTGCACACAATTTTCAATTCCATCTGAAATCATGTCATCTTTAAACATGTAGTTGACAAAATTTGGTTTAAATGATAAATGAGTCGCAATCTTCAAAAAGCAATCTCCAATATAATTAGGAATTATCGGCTTTGGTAGATCTCGTTCCTTCGCAAGTCTGACCGCAGTTCGATATTCTACTAAAGCAGTCAGAAATTCTTTATTGTTGACATAGTGTACACTACGCTTCCTTTTTGTCATTACTGCTGTTGTAATCATAGTTTCTGTACTTATTATGTAGCCATATTATAACACAAGAAATACGATTTGACAAGGGGGTTGACAAACTCATCAAAAGCGTGTACAATCAGCCTTGTCACGGATGAAAAACAAGTTTTATCTATTAATTACTAGATAACTTTAATAAACTTTATTACATTAATAATTTTAAATAACTTAATAGAACTAAAGAAAAAAATAATACTAGATAGTTCTCGAAGAGAAGTTCCCGAAGGGAACTATTAAGTATTTTAATTTCCCTTAAATATCTTTTCTAGAATTTCTTTTGCTTCTTTAATATTAGAAACATAACCCATCTCTTTAGTTAACTCAGAATAATTTAATCCCATGGTAATATTATCTTTTATTTTTTGTTTGACAAACTTTTCATGAACTGATATAATTTCTAAATCATTCGTCTCAGTCATTGTCATTACATTTTTCATATCAATTACAAATATATCATCCTTCGTTGTTTTCATCCATGGTTCTACTTTATAAGCATATCCATATTTAGTTTTTACTTCATTAATTATAATTGGCTCAAAGAGTACAATCATAATATTTCCATTTTCCTCAGATGGAGATACTTTAGCAAATATCTCTTCTCCAGTTATTAATTTTAAACTTGCATAAAAATCTTCTTCCATTATCGATTTAAATTAACTTGTATAATTTCGTAATTAAATTCTTCCTCATTATAAATTCTGATTCTCTCTATAAAATGATTTAATGTATAATTCTTTCTATTTTTATAAGTGCAATCATCAGAAATATCGTATAGTACTGCCTTATCTTTATTATTTCCTTTTCTCAAAACTCGTCCAATACTTTGTAGATTTCGAATTTTAGATTTACTTGGAGAAGCAAAAATTACATTATGTAAATTCTTGATTGATATTCCAGTGCTAAAAACTCCATAACTAGCAACAATAATTGCATCAGATTCTCTTTCTGTAATTTCTCGAATTTTTTCTCTTTCAGTAACATCAACTCCACCATGAACAAAGAATATTTTTCTGTTTTTATCACTATGGTTATTTATTAAATCATAAAGTATCTGACCATGAGTTTCTACCCTTGCAAATAAAACCAATGTATTTCCTTTTAGGTCTAAAGCAAGATTTTTTATAAAATTATTTCTTTTTTCGTTACTAATTAAAAATTGAATTTCATCTTCGTATTGCTCAAATTGTTGTGGTGTATGTTTAAGAACTAAACAATGAATATCTAGTTGAGATGCTCTACCTTTTTCTATCATCTCTTTTGTATTAATTGTTTTATATGTTGGTCCAAATAATCCAGAAATAACCCACTCATGAGTCTGAGAATCTTTTCCACCATTAGATAAAGTCCCAGTAAAACCAAAACGATATTTTGCATGATGGCACTTTTTCATAATATCAATTAAAGATTTAGACTTTGCCTGATGACTTTCATCAACGATTATACAATCAAATTCTTCAAAAAATGATTTGTCCATTTTAAAGATTGACTGCCAAGTTGATAATGTTACTGGTAAATCTGTATTTTTTTCTTTACCAGAATAAATCATGTGACAATGTTTTTCTGGACTCCATCCATATTCACAAAAATCTTTATGCATTTGGTGGATCAATGATGTAGTAGGGAAAACAATCAATGTTTTTAAATTTTTATTCGTATAATATCTCGTTAGAGCATAAATTATTAATGACTTACCAGAAGCTGTTGGTGAAATAATTGTTTTCCTATTATATCTTAAACATTCATAGACTGCATTGATTTGGTAGTCATAGGGTGTATATGAACAAATATTATTCATATATCCTTTAACTCCCTCTATTGATATTTCTTCATTAATTTCAAATGGAAGACCATAATACTTATTTTCTTTGAACTCATAAGTGTAATCATATGCTTTAATTTTTTCTATCACTCGATCAAGTAGTCCAGCATAGATTTCTCCAGTTGAAACCGAGAGTAAATGAATTGTTCCATCCCATCCAGTTTTTCTGTACTGTGGCATAAATTTCGCACTCTCCAGTGAAAAACTGAAGTGTGGTTGCAATTCATAAAGAATATGTGGTTCACATTCAAGTTTGATATAAACTTCGTTCTTTTTAATAATCGTAATATCAGCCATATCCAGAAATATATTTTTGGTAATCAATTGAGCTTTTTATTTGGTATGTCCTACTATGAATCATTTTGAGTATGTCACTCAAGTAATTTAAAATGGCATCATAGTATTCTATTTTTAGTGATGCTTTTGATATATCTTCATCAGCACCCATGCAATTTTGTAGATGTTCTTTATCTCTTATCTTTTTTTGATATACATCTTTATATTCTTCTGGATCAGCTTTTCCAGTGTAATATTCATATTTTTTAAGTCTTATTTTGTTTTTATCTTCAATTGCTTTTTTCTTCAGTAACAAAATATTATTAAAAATTTCATAATATTTTGAATGTAGTTGTGGAATTTTGAGTGATTCTAAATGTAAATTATCTGGATCAACTATAGAATCTTCCTTCCACATTTTTTGTATTTCATTGATATCCATAAAGTAAATTTCCTTTGTTGTCAGTTATTTCATAGTAAGTGTATTTGAACTTCACCTCAGCTGTAAAATATTCAGCATCATTATCAGTTGCATCGAATAGTAAAGTAGTTAAATCATAGGGAAATAAATCGTAAAATTTTACCTGAAAATTCGGTCTCTGGCTACTTGTCAATACCTGTAAAGTACCATCAGAATAAAGATTAAGACCCTGATTGACATTGGAGGTTACTTTTTTATCTTGTCTTTGTAAAGTATATATTTGTTCCAATGATTCCGGATATCCAAGACCTCGAATCCAATTCTGGAGTTCCATGTAATTTTCAAGACCTTCATCTACCATAAATCGTAAATTGAAGTCTTCGAATTTTATTTTATCTCCTGGCTGAGGAATATCTCTTAAGTATGTAGGTTGATTTGCAATACCAAGAGTTATTGATGGTATGTTTGCTGTATTTGTAAAAAAAGCAACTTTTGGTGCTCTTGTGATGCTAAATTTAAATTGAGTTGGAGATAGAAAATTCCTATTCTCTATTTGGTTATTAAATGCGTTTCCTACCATTTTTTCTACTATTTAGCTATATTCACATAATTCTGTAGATCAAATTAAGACACAAAAAAAGAGAGGATTTCTCCTCTCTCTTGAATCTTATGTGTTTTAACTCAGAGAAGATTCTTAACCTGAACTCTTCTATAATAGCGGTTGCTATTAATTTGTAGACGACCAAGACCTTTATCCAAACCTTCAGCAAATGGATTCGCTACCATACCGTAGCGAGTCTTAAAGCCGATTTTTGGCTGGAAGGTGTTCTCACCAACGGCACGAACCATTTGGAGAGGAACATAAGGGCAGTAGAACAAGCCAGCATCATAAGGTGAAGAACCCTTATAGCCGACAACATAATACTGACCACCATCAGCACCAGGATTTACACCACCAGAATAAGGATCGATATAAACACGATACTTACCCATAAGAACACCAGCAAAGGTATTACCAGTGTCATCTACATTTAGGTTAGCATTTAGAGCTGGGGTATAATCAAGTACGCCTGCCATGGTGAGAGCGGAAGCTACATCGGAGGAGCACATAATTACATTACCCTTTCCTCTACGAGTTCTGATTGCAATTGCGTTAGCATCGCGCTCGATTTGGAAGAGTAGACCCTTAAACTTCTCTACGCTCCAACGACCATTGGAGTCAATGTCAAGGTCAAATACACCAGCAGTAGCTACATTGTTAGCAGCACCCTGTTCGGCAACTTTATAAATGGTACGGATTACTTCGCGGTTGATCTCAGCAAGAATCTCAGTTGAGAGAATGTTTGCGAGTTCCGCTTCAGCATTCAGACCATGAATTGCCTTTAGGTCCTGAGCTAGCTCAAGGCTATACTCAGCTTTTAGTGCTCTGGACTTTGCTTCAACAAGAACCTTCTCAATTGAGAAAGCCATTTCGTTGAATTGGCCGCCATTATCAGCACCTAAAGCTTCAGCATCGCCAGTCTTCATGCCTTGGCCAACATTGTAACCTAGGGAAGAAGCAGTACCGACTGGATTTAGAATACCAGGATTGCTACCAGTTTGAGTGCCACCAGTAGTACCAAGACCAGCAATAGCATCAGTAGCATTAGTAGCACTTCTGTTTGCGTTGGTACCAGAGAAGGCGGTATTTACTTCATTATAGAAGGTCTCATCGCCACTTTGATTGTTGTAGCGGGAGCGCATTGCGAAAATTAGGCCAGTAGGTCCAGTCATTGGCTGAACACCAGCTAGGTCATATGCCACAAGATTAGGCATAGAACGACGAATTAGGCTGATTAGAACAGGGTCAAAACCAGCAACAGGGCCACCAGCGGTTGCACTACCACTAAATGCACCACTAGCACCAGCAGCATTACCTGCATTGGTTGGTGACTCCATGAGTACACCACTAGAGAAGGCGCTTTCTTCTCTTAGGAATTTTTCTTGGTTTTCGAGCAAGACAGCGGTTACTGCTTTACGATGAGAATCTTTGATTGGATCAAGACCATCATAGTTGAGAAGCGGTGCCCACTTTTCTTGCAGATGCTCAGATTGGAACATTTGCTTTTACCTCTTTAAAAATGTTTTTGTTTTGTTTGATTTAATATTGAAATCAGTTTTTAGCCAACATGGAAAGTGCTTTCATGTAGGTGTTCATTGATGGGGAATGATCCTCAACAGATGAAACTACACCTTCTGAAAGTGTTTCAGGTTGAGCAGTTGGAGCTGCATACTTGGTTGGGAAATATGATTCCCTTAAAGTCTCCAATTTTTCACGATATTCTTGCTCACTTTCAAACTCAACACTTTCGGCAAGTGAAGCGAGCTTTTCTTTCTGAGTGATAGCTAGACCATCAGATACTACATCAAAAATTCTATCAGCAACCGACTCTGAGAGTCTTCTGTTGAGCTGAATGTTTCTCTCAATTTGCTCGTTGAGTTTTGTCTCCATTTCATCAAGTTTTTCTACCATATTCTCTAGCACATCATATTTTTCTTCAGGGAGTTGTACATAATGTTCTTCAAAAAGATTCTTGAGATTACTCAAGAATGATTCACTAAGTTGCTCTTTAATGCCATATTCAATGGCAAGAGCATTTTCTTGCATCCATTCATCGGATACATATTCTAGATAAGAATCAACACGCTCTTGAAGTTCATCTCTCATAGAGCTAACTTCTTCATAAAGGCGTTGCTCATAAGCTTGTTGATACTGCTCGTCGAGTACCTCACGAATTTCATTGACTTTACTACGGAGAGCAGCCTCAAAGATTACCTTTGCTTTATCTTTAAACTCTTCAGAAAGATCTTCACCTTGAACTAGAGCATTAACATCTTCTTCGATGTCAAACTCTTCTTCATCTTGATCATAATCTTCTTCTAGTTCTTCTTCCTCGTCTTCTTCATCTTCTTCGTCTTCTTCGTCTTCATCCTCTTCATCTTCTTCATCATATTCTTCATCTAGCTTTTCTTCATCTTCATCTTCTTCCTCATCTTCATCTTCGTCTTCTGCTTCTTCTTTTACTGCCATTTTTTTCATGGCTTCAGCAGCTTTTGCTTTGGAATTGACTACATCACTGACACTCTTTAGAGTAGCAGCGGGATCTTTGATCTTTGCTGATTCATCGTCAGATTTGTAGTTTTCTGGAGTAGGTCCACCTAGATCTTCCCAACCAGTTCCACTTTGACCATCAGGAATACCAGTAGTTAGATGTGGCATTGGCTCTGCTGGTTTTGCATTTGCATTTACAGCAGATCTGG